AACTCTCGGCTAGATCCTCCAACAACAATAGCGTCGGCTTGATTTTCTGATGTGACGTTTCCAAACTCAGAGAATACAGTATTAATGTAGTCATTAGGATATTTTCCAACATCTTGTAGCTCTCCAGCAGTAGCCCAAGTAGCAACATCCCAATCGGGATAAGCTGGGATAGAAAATCCTGTTCTACTGTAGCCGTATTTTTGTCTAATGAATTCCTTTACTGCTTGCTCGCTTTCGTTTCCTTGTATCGGATCATTTCCGAAAGCAGTCCTGTAGAAGTCGAAAAGGGCACCCTCAGGGCCAAAGTTCCAACCCCCAAAAACATATCCGGCAGCTACAGTTCTAATACCTGTAGGTAAACCTTCTTCTTCAACGACCTCTAGAGAGTTTATCCTCCCATTAAACTCATCGTACTGTCTCTTTAGTTCATAATCCATCTGGCCCTTGCCTACGGCGGGATTAGCTAAAGATAGCTGAGGCATTGCAGCCGCAATACCTGCTCGCTCATTGTATGTTAGTTCTGCTGTTCTGAAAAGGGGTCTAATGTCAATAACATCCGTCGTAGAAATCACAGACCCTGTATTGCTGACCCAAACATAAGCTACCGGAAGAATGGACTGCCCAACTAATTCATAAGCGGTGCTCTCCAATTTCTCAGTGATCAAGGGTGCTATGTTTAAAATGTCATCGGGCGAAGGAAAACTTCCTCTGATGTCGTAAGCTATATCGTTAGCCGAAGCTGCGGTGAATCCCATGTTTTCGTTCGCCGCGTCCCCAGGAGAAGCTAGTATTTTGTGGTCTGTCCCTGTTCCCTCCATGTACTCTTCTTCATAATTAGGAGTGCCCGCAAAGTTTGCTCTTAGACCAGCCCCCCGAACAATTCCTAATGTGGGAGTGGTAATAGTTTCCTTTCCCGTCCCCTTTAGTATCGTAACAGAACTAGCATCAACGGGTTTACTGTAAATGAAAACCATGTCAATTCTGTTTAAAACATTGTCCACCTGCACTCGGTTTCCGTTCTCGTCTGTATAGGAAAAATCAGTCTCATCGAAGGCCGGGACTTCGATTGAAAGCTCCTCTGGAATGTCTACTATAGAAGTTCTGCTGACACCCCTCCAAGTTTTTACGAAGAAACTTTCTGTCCTCGGTAGTGATGCGAATCCATCGACAGGCGAAGTAAAATCATAAGTAGGTAAAAGGACTCTATCCGCAGAGTTAAACCTAGACTTTGCCCAAATCAAAGCCTCCGTAATAACCATTGGTGCTATAGAGGCTGCGGCACCTGACCCTGTGCCACCGTACCCTAAAGCGTTAGAGTCGCTTTGCGAGCTTACCTGTGCCCCTTCAGGTCGATTAACGGGGTAGTCAGGAGTTATTACAGGCCAAGTGAAAGCTCTCTCGGCTAAACCATTTGCACCTAAAGCATCTTGACTCAGGTTACTTTTAAATTTATTTATTGTTTGCTCTAAAAAGTAGTTCGCTCCATTTGTGGACAACATTCCCGTAACGAAGCCTCCGGGGTTCGGCAGGGCTGCTTCCCAAGTATCTATCTCACCTACTTCGTCACCTAAAATTCTTCTTAGGTAACCTAAAGGGCGTTTGTTACTAAGATCATTTATTCTAGCAGAGTACCTGCCAGGATTAACTCGAACTAAACGGTCCCCACCCGTAGCATAGGGCCTAAGTTCATCAATGTCGGCTCGCTTGACGTTACTAATTTTAATAACGTCTCTTCTAATTTGATCTTTTAGCCACAAGCAGTTTTCTTGTAGCTGCTTTAAAGGAATGTTATCTACCTCAAAATAGTATGGATCATTTTCTTTAAACATCCTTACCGGATCGGTAAATCTGTAAACACTTTCGTTGTAAACTTGTTCTGCCATTAGTTGTCCCTCGATAAATCAAATATGGTAGCCGACTTAAATCCACCTATATCGTCCCCTGGGTAAGTATCAGAATTTCTACCTAACCCAGCGTTGTAAATTGTTGTTTTCTTTGGTCTTCCCGCAAGACCTATACTTGCATTTCTAGAATTTGCAAACGTGTCAGCCGCAGATTCATCCAGAATACATTGCATGGGATTTTCTTCTAGCATTTCATTACAGTAATAAAATCCTGAAGTCCATAGCTTTTCGTTAACTCCATCTCCGCTCTCATCAATGCTTTGCTTTATCAAGTCCGGTGCTACAGAGCTTGCGTTCGATGCTCCTACGGGAGGTAAAGCAGAAAGACCCGCTGAACAGTTGTACCCTTGAGCAAACACTTGATATGCTGGGCCTAGAACCCCGGAGAAGTTTCCGCCGTGAGGATATCCCCCTTCTGTAAATCCGCTCAAGTCACATAATAATAACTTAGCACTTGCTTTTGGTGACCAATAAATTCTAAAGAACCCTCTGTTATTATAGGCTCCGCTAACACCAAAGAATAGAGTATCTAAACCACTAACATTTATTCCCGCTTGCGATAGTGCAGAAGCTGCTTCAGGAGATAATGATCCCTCCCCAGAAATAGGGAAGTATCGGTCGAACGGCTGATTAATATCAACTCCCGAAGGTGGCACCCACACAGCACTACCTTGGCCGAAGGCATCAAGGATGCTGAGTGTGCCCGTGTCAGGAGTTCCTGCGGGAGCGCCTGAGGCAGGGACCTCTCCACCAGCACCGTCTGAGGAAGCCCACAACGCGCTTGGTCCATGTTGAAGGGAGTCCGCAGGGTGCGTACCACTTAATGATAAGTAGGAAGCGTTCATTCTTGAGGTGTCTGCGACATTCCAGATGTTAAATCTCTCACAAAGATCGCCACTAGAATCGTACACTAGTCCATCAGCAGGGCTATCATTTGGAGGGAATGGGAAGTGAACATTTCTAGCATTAACTACACTATCTTGAACAACTCTAAGACATACCCCCCCAGCCCCAATAGCTAAAGCACCCGCGTAATTTGGAGTTCCTAAATTTCTATCCACTAGGAGTGCGTTAATTTGATCTACTGAGGTTACAGACAGTGGTGCCGTAAACGTCGCTGTGTTCAAAGAAGAAGTAGAAATGGCATCCGCATCCTGAGGGTTTGCATAAAATTGCATTGACCCCCCGGAAACAATACTGCTATATGGTAGAGGATAGTCTACGCCGTCGTCCAAGGCAGAAAGACCAAAATCGGTGCTCTCCCAGTTTTTGGCGTAAGCTCCTAGATCTTTCATGTTGACAATACTGTTCTTGTTTGCAACTATGCACGCTCTAGTAGAATGCAGTTCTACAGAAGTATGATTTTGGCTACTGCTTAGTTCAAAAGAACTCTCGTCTGGTATAGAGAGGCCATCAAGTCTTCTAGGCTCAAAGTTTATTACAGAGTTTTCCTCAGCAAGAACGTCTACTCCTGCTTGGGAGATAGCAGTAGGTCCGTGGAAGTTTACTGTTGAGTTTGCTTGAGCACATACTGCGGCTAAATTCTTTTGGGCTAAGTAAGTTGCTGGTCCAATGACGGATGTGGCACCGTTACCCGCCCCGTTAAATGTAATAACAGAGTTGTTTTCTGCTTTGGCCGCTCGACCGTAAACGGCTCTACTGTCCACAGAAGAGTCCGTGACATTTATGTGAGCTTTAACTAAATCTGCGTTAGAGTTATCTTTAGCTACCAAGGCAGGAGTTCCACTAAAAGCGTTTCTAAAGAAGCTATTTCCGTAAAGTGTAGGAACTCTATCTTTTATTTCGAACCCGAAGCTAGTCGATTTTCTGAGGTCTAAGTGTACGGCGTTTCCAGAAAGATCCAACTGTCTTCTAAAAGACGCATCGTCTAGGTCGGCCGCGGAGTCATAAGTAAAGGATGCGTTATCACCCAGTATGCCTTGTTTTTGACTAGCATCTACAGTTAGATTTTCATAAATAAAGTGAGAACCTTCGGATTTTATTCCCGTGGAGTTTCCGTAAACGTCAACCAATCCGTTAAGATTTACTTGAGAAGATCTTAGGGTTATGCCTTCCTGAGTGTTTAGTTCTGCACAAACGATACCTCCGGTGGTAGCGTCCGAGGAAGAAGTTCGTTTAACTCCCCCACCCAACTTTGAATTTTCTAAAACAAATCCTTGTGTGTTCCTGGAAGCAACAATCACAGCATCTCTACCTTCAGCGCCAGAATCCCCAACTTCAGTTGAAGTAAGGTCTAGGATTCTAGAACTGACCGTAACGTCACTGTTAAGAAGGTGATACCCGATTCCTTGGTTCTCTATCCTAGAACTAACGTCAGTAGGATCAATTTCGTAATTTCTGTAAGAGAACGCAGATCTGGAGAGAGTTACTTCCGAGTTGCTGAATTTAAATCCTGCCTTCTTGGCTCTTACGGCTGTGCAGTTTTCCAAAAGAACTTTAGAGTTAATTACTTCTATCGCAACGTCGGAATTTTGATTAGCATCAGAAAAGAAATTTCTAATGTAAATAGGCCCGTCACAGTTTTGAACACTTATTTTTGTACAAGCATTCCCATAGAAGTTTCCTCCAACTAAGTTATCCCCAGTTCCTGTGGTAGTTACGCTACTCCGACGTAGTGGGGCAAGTGTAACAGTATTTGTTGAGCTAATATCATTATCACTTATAGTAGCATCTGTAGTAAAGTTTTCGAAAACGCTAGTAAAGAACCTGTTAGTTCCTGCTCCGAAAGTGCCCGCCCTCTTGTAACTTACTGCTAGAGGGGCTCTTCGCTGTACATGAGAGGGATACAAAACAAAGTTAGCTTCAGTTAGTCGAGCGTCAGCGCCTCCATCAAAAACGGTACTTGATATATGTACACAGGACGTATCAGCTAAGGTGTTACTCAGATCAAGGGAACTAAGGCTAGTAGGAGTTTGGTGCGTTTGATTATAGTTAGGCGTCCCTACTGAAGGAGCTACTGAAGATGCGTTGAATACTCTAGAGAAATTTCTGTTTATAATTTCTATGGAGCCACCCTCCTCTATCCTAAAGTTATGAAGCTCTAAGGGACCTAAATCCCCAAAGTTAGCCACTTCTACAAGAACAGGAAATCTAACCACCTTTGGTATGGCAGCTATAGCAGAGCTAACATCTGTGAATATATTATTGTTCTGATCTAAGGTAGCTTGAGGGGTATCAGCAGAAACAGTTAGAGCTAGACCTGGAACTCCTGCGGAAGTAGCAAACCCAGCCTGTTCCCAAAGCTCGTAAGTTCTTTCTTCCAAGTCATAAAGAGGGACGTTATCCTGCTCCCAATTGTAGAAGGTACTAGTATCAAACTTAGACACATAAGGCGTCCAAGAATTAAATAGCATTACGTCTCCGCTGCTTGTGTATATGTCGTCTTTGTTAAATGCCATATCAGAAGTTTATTGTCCACCTAAAGATTAAACTAAAATCATTAGTTTTTACGATATTACTAAATGTTCTGTAACACACCAGGATTGGCCTGTCCTGAGCCGCGCCTGTAGGGTTCTTCATGAACATGCCAATCTCATTTATTCCTCGGTCCTGTCCACCTCTCTGTATATTATTAGCGGCCTCTTCATCAATAACCAAAGTATACCTAACCGAGTTTTCATTTATTCTAGTCATTTTGCTAGAAGGTATCTCTGCAAACACTCTACCCGGAACCAAGGAGTCTCCCACTATTTGGCTTCCTTCATATAGAAACAAGTTGCTGCCTGTTCCATATTCGTCGATAGAACTTAACGCTCCCGACAACTCATTTATAGAGCTAACTATACCTCCAGCAGGAGGCCCAGAGATACCAAGCTGGAATTTTTGTATTTGATAATCAATAACGGTATCCGAACCTGAAGCGGCAAAAAGATAGGACAAGCCTACCCCCATACCAGATACGATTATGTTGGAGTCGTCTAAAAGAACTTCCTCCTCACCCGTAGTGCTTTTTTTTATGATTTGAAGGTGGCCTGTTATGCCTAATTCATCTGTAAAGTTTTTCATAGGAAGTGTAGCCTCCACTTAATAGTTAGATCCTGGTTTCGGGCCTGTACATCTGAAGTTATTGTTAGGTCCTTGGACACACCTTTCCGACAAAACAGTCTGTACTTTCTAGGATTATCTAGTACACTAAACTCAAAAGGAGGTGTATTTCCAGACAGAAGAGATTTTTTCATGTCTATAGTCCAAAGACCCATGTGATAAATTCCTCCGAAAAGTTGAAGGAAAGCTAGGTCGTCTTGGGAGAGCGTGGTAGAATACTCAACGATACCGTTTGAAGAAAAATCAGCATTAGAAGAGGTGGTTAGTCCCACTGTTGTATCTGTTCCTGTTACACTAGTAATGAATCCAGAGACATCCATTGAACTAGCTTCATTAGGGTAGCTTCCAGTGGTTAAAGTTGTGCCTAAATCTCCTCCCACTTTTCTGTAAACTAGTCTAGACCCAATAGCTCCTTTCTCAGAATTTCCCGCTGGATAGCTGCCCATTAAACTTCCTACATAAAAGCTAGATAGGGATCCACTCAAAGGCGTTCCCAAAGTAACATATTCTCTAATAGCAGAGGGCATGAAGTTAACATGCTGCCCATTTCCAGGAAAAAGTGAGCTTATGCTTGTAGGATTTTCTTCATCAAAAAACTGACCGGGAACTGAGCTAATGCTAGTTTCATTTTCTAGTGCCTCCAACATCGGGTCGGGAGGCACAGGGAAGAGAGTATTTGTTGGATAATACTTATTGGATGCGTCCGCATCATCTCTATTAGCCACTGCTATGGTATTAACGCTACCGTTAAGATATAGGTTGTATGCTCCTGGTCCAGAAAGGTAAGAAGCCTTTGTACTGTCAAGCCCTCTCCCAAAACCAATTCCTGAGAACGCCTCAGCGGCTGTCCCAAAAGATATAGACTGAATAACATAGTTAGAGGCATCTAATATAGCTTGAGTTCCTGGGTCTGATATGGTGCCTAACGAAGGAGAGACAGTCATTATATCAGCTATTAATTTTCCTGCCCCATCAGTTAGCATATTCGCTTCCTGAAGAACTAACTCATCGCCTCTCCAAACTTCAACTTCTCCTCTCATCAGTTCTCAAACTCCACAGAAGTATAATTATCATGAGTGCCCAGCGTATGGACTCCCCACTCTGGCTGGACCCTATAGGAGATTCTACTACCTCCACTAACCTCAAGGACACCAGAAGTGATGCTGGCGTCCCTGGACGCTAGATTGGTAGTGTTTTCTCCCGCTCTGTACCCCAACATACCATTATAGAAACTTAATATATTAGCAAGCTCTTCTTTACTAAATTCGTATTTAAATTCTGTAACAAACGGTCTTAACGGAATACCGCTAGTTTCCACCCCTATCCCAGTAGATACTCCTGCCTGATACCTAAGCGTTGTGTCTTCTAGTCCAATAGAATCTATCAGCAGATATTTTTCATAGTTATTGTTTGGTATGAAGAATACTTCAATGACATAATTTCTATCCTTGTGTACCTGATCTGTTATCTTAAACTGCTCGTTTGTTTTTGGTATAATGTCAAGATACTCATAGTTATTATGTATAGTAAAGTTTCTGGTATCGAAATCTATCTTAACATTATGGAAGAAGCTCTCCTTAATATTAGTAAGCCCTAAATCATTTACACTATTGGGGGCGACTTCTTTACTATTCAAGCAGTATTCTGTTTCTATCCCAGGATCACTTAAATTGAATGTATACTTATGGCACAGTTTTTGGATAACTTGTTCAATGTTTAGTGTGCTCGCATCTGTAGGCGTCCACTTTTTGTCCTCTGTCCAGGACCACATCAATCCGCTAGTCGGCTCCGTGTGAATCCAAACACCGAGTTGTCCACCACCAAGTAAGGGCTTCCTCTCATCAGCTACCAACGACTTTATATTCAGCGTGAACTTGTGCTGTGGTATTAATTGATTAGGCATTTCTCCATAAGATGAAACGTCAAACCTAAGGCGAGGTAAACCACCAATAGATTTACATTTTATAACCGGATTATTTATGAAGTAATTCTCCTGACCCCTAACGGAGGCGCTTGAGTCTAAATCTATAATCCTAAACTCATTTCTTGAAGGTGCTCCCGAGAGATCGCAAAATTCAATTCCGCTAAGAATTGTGGGATTTCTAAAATCAAAAGATTCCCCTGAGGTATAAGTTCCTCTCAAAGGAACAACAGCTTGTTCTAGACTACTTCCCACAAAAGTACCAACCCCTCCATCGGACCAAACATTCGTATTATTTATTGGGGTGTTTGCTCTAAGATTATTTTGTATGAAGTTTGCAGCGTTGACCCCGGATAATTCAAAGTCTCCATTATACAAAGCTTTTCCGAAGACATGTGCAAATATATTTCCGCCCGTCTTATCTCTGATGTTCTCTCCTAAAACGTGACGCCCAAATCTCTTTGTATAATCAGAGAAAAGATATTGAAACTCCCTTCCAAAGCTGAAGTTTTCATAGTCTGTGTATGAGTTTATTGTATACCCACTTGCAATCGCAGAGTTAGCAAAACTCTGCACCTGATCCTTCCAGTACATGTCATCACTAAAGGAAGAGGGAGTAGAATTTATCTGAAGCTCTGAGTATACTCTAGCTAAGTTCTCAAGAGAAGAGTGCATGGACCTAATTATCTTAGGCGTCTGGCCCCTGTCAACATATCTAGCTGTGGCCTCAGGGACTTCAGGCATCTTTGCATCAGAGCCTAACTTGTAGACGCCTCTATATGGGAAGGTATTGCTGGTATCTACGCCTGAAAAGGCTCTAGATGAGTTGGTATCTTCACAAATGTTCCAAACTCCAGACACGTTTCTGTGGTCCTCTACTGGGTGAAACTTTCCAGCGGAAGCTACATAACCTAGAGTTAGCTCTCCCAAAGAACTAGGCATGGAGTTTTCTATGACTGAAGGGTCGTAGCTTGTGGGGCCATTAAATCCTGTCCTATCGTAATACCCTTCTTCGGGTAATAAAAACTTTAAATTTCTTCTTCGTATAGCCCGTCTAGCAGGACCTACAATACTATTAGTTGAACTTAGATCTTCATCTAAAGAATCTACTCTGTCCCGCTTAAAAGTTTTGTACCCATCTCTTCCTGGGTCGAAAGGAGAAGATCCAATTAAAACTCCACTAATCTCTGCGTTAGCTAGAACTGTGCCTGAACTATAACCGACTCTAGTGTCTTGGTCGTCTAAGCCTAAGTAAGAGAATCTTGTGGATGAAGATTCGAAAGTATCGTCAGCACTAGCATTCAAGTTTACCTTAGGTATCGTATGAGCAGGAGTAAATTCCTGAGCTACCCTAGCTGTCTCATACAGAGCATACTTTGAGTCCGACTCTAGAGTGTTCTTTCTAAAATTGAAATCGGTATTATCAAAGTCTAAGAATATATGAGAAGACTTTCCATTCCAAAGACTCAAGACATTCTTTTCGTAGTCCGATATATTCTCTATGACATCCCCATAGTTCGGAGGAAGCTGTACTGAACTAAAGAACATCAAAAACTCATTAAGTGAATTAATGTTGTCTGTGTCTGTGGCCGCGCTGCTAACCAAGAAATCACCCACTTGTTCAGCAAAACCGCCCTCTACCTGGAAACACTTAAGCCTCTCAACTAGTAAATCAACTAAAGGTTTCGTTACAACACATTCCCTATAATATTTTACCTCTTCAAAAGGGGGAAGAGGGTAGTTATATTTTGCTCTATAATTAAATACGAAATCGGTATCTCCCTCAAAGAGAAGATAAGTTGGTCGCTCTTGACCAGCAGGATGGGTGGCACCTGCCATGTAAACACCTTCTCCAAAGGGGCCTGGGCCTACGGCTCGATCCCAAAGTGCAAGCTCCCCAAAGTCACGGGCTTGGCGCTTGATAGCTAAGTACCCTGGAGCGTCAATCGGGTGCGCGTGCCAAGGCTTCATTTTGGTGTCTCCAAGAACTGTATATAACTCGCCCTTTGTTCCATCCGGGTTTAAGATATAAAATCTAGGGAACGGAAAGTTCTGTCCGAAATATTTAAAGTTAGTAGGGAACGCTGAAGCTAAATCTAAAAGTATAGAATCTGTAACTAGTTTTAAGTTTTCTTCTAGGCTACTGGTGCTGTACGATATTACTCCTGAGTCTTTTGACGTTTTTAGTGTCCAAGTCTTTAAATTCTTAAACAAAGGAGACCCTGACGCTAGAGCATACCAGATAATGAAAGGTAGGTAAGATTCCCACAAGGGAATAATTTTATTATCTATGTCCAGTACACTATCAACGATTATGGCATTTAACGCCGACCTCAGAGATTGTTGGGTTCCAGATCTCTTATAAATATCTACCGCTGTTCTAAGTTGATGTCTCCACTTCTCAGACTGATTTCCTCGAAGTTTAAACCCGATCAAGTCTGCGATGTACCTAAGCTTTTCCTGCTCCGTATTTTCTATATCGTAAAGATATTTTATATCCTCTACCTGATTAGATATATCAGCAAAATGATATCCAAAAGCTGTTAATATCTTCCTGAAAGGACCATCAGAAACTTCGTCTTCTAGCAGTAGCTGTGCATTTAAAAAATCATCAAAAGCGGATTTTACCCTAAAGTCCTGCCTGTCAATTGCCAAAGGTGAATAGATAACGTCAATTAATGTTAATAGGTTATCTAGCTTTTGTGTTCCACTGGTATAGGTTGCTACTTCTCCTGCGCTTGGATCGCTTATTGCATCCTGTACTCCAGAAAGAAAATCCTGAGGGATGTAACTTCCATAGGAACACGCTTCAACATTCCTCCAAACAAAATTGGTTAAACCTTTTACTCCATCTACTGTCTCTAAAGTTGCTCCTGTGTAAAGCTTACTAAGATTATCTAATACAAAAGAAGAAGGAGAATAATCCAGACCGCCTAAAGCTGAAGTGTTTAGAAAGTAAAACCAACCTAAGTTATCTACTAAGTAATTATGAATACTACTTGCGTTAGAGTCTTCCGTGAATGCGGATAGCTCTGATATATTGTCTTCTATGGTGCCAGGAGTCGTTATACCCGGAGGGATTATTTTGGGCAGTAGGGAAGAAGATAAGAAAGAAACAAACTCTCCGCTAGTATCGAAATCAGAAAAGTTGGAGCTTAGGGGAAGAAGTATTTTTTGTCGGAAGCTTTGCGTAGTTACTTTTGTTAGTTCGTTCTGCTTTACAAAATACTGCGAGATTCCCTCTATAGAACTTAGGGAGCTTGTCTGAGAATCCGGTACAGAGGACAATGGCAAGATAGAAGCAATATTATCCGCTATATCTAAATGGCTATTTATTACTTTGGATAAAGGATTTATCTCAGTACCACTTAAAGCTAAGTCTTCCTGCTGATATACCTTAGGAGTCAACAACTCTAAAAGATCTACAAAATTAGATTTTGAGAACTCTCTAGGGTTCGGAGTATATTTGCTGTTATCTACCATCAGGCTAAGTATTCTACGTTAATGATTAAATTATTTAGTTGAATGATTTCATTAAAATCAATTCTAATATCCTGACCAACATTATCTAGCGTGGAGAATCTGACCTCATCCACCTCAAAAATCTGCCTGTTTAAATCAGCAACAATAAGATCCTCCCCAAATTCTGTATTGTCAATACTTAGATAGTTTAGAATCTTATTCCTAACTTTAGCCTTGATAGGCTCCTCATTTTCTTTTTGCTCTAAATCAATTCTAATCGTACAAACTAAATCCAAGGTTCTGATTAGGCCGTCAACAATAACTATGTCATCCGTAATCATCTTCTTTTCATTTATAGCGTCAAGAAGCTGAGTTTTAAAGTTACTCGTAGCCCTCTGTAGCTGAATGTCCGAAGCTTTCTCTAGAACATAAATATCTATGGTGTTTGCGGAAGAGTATGCGTTTCTAGTCGCTGCTGTTGCTTTTCCTAAAGTTCCAAAGGTGCTGATAAAGGTATTAGCAAAAACGGAATAATCTTGTAGAGTTACCAGCCTGTCCTGTCTTCTGAAGGTTAGTGGGGCGTACTTCTTAGCGTGCTCTATCGACTCCGCGTTGGCACCTCCTGTAGCCTTAGATGTATTTCTTATAGTACCTGTATAATTAGTTGCTCCTTTTTGCGCTGTAACTGCTACTGCAAGGGCCTCCTTCTCTATGTTTCCTCTGGTTCCTCCTCCCACTCTATAGGTAACCGTATAGGTCGCTGAGTCGGGAGGAGAGATTCCTGCTACTCCAGTGCCTAAAACTACCGTAGCGTTATAGAATTCATCGTAACTAATCTCAAAAATCTTATCTGTCGAACCAGATGCGAAGTAAATGCTGTCCACCTCAGTGTAGGCTCCATTTGATTCCTCCGTAGGAGAAGTAATAAATAACTGAATGCTTCCTTCAACCACTGGGCCATCTGTAAGAGGAATCGTTTTCTGCCCTTCAGTTGCAGCAAACTCACCGGACTCGACTACTAGAGATCCTTCTTGGAGAACTAAGTTTTGAAATACATTTTCATTTGTCCCCAACCCCTCAGAAGAAGGGGTTAGGTTTATTTCTGTTGTTGCCCTAGCTTGATCAACCAACCCGTTGACAACCTTGTATAAAGTGTATGTGACTTGAGCCCCGTCTTCAGGGGATCTAATCTCAAAAGTTCTCTGGTCTGTAGGGATAGCTATGGAGTCCACTCCTGCTAGATCGTCAGTAAAAGTTATTTGGGCATCCGCCGCTGCTGAAGTTGGCCCCCGCATCCGCACTCCAATCAACTCTAATAGCTTTTTTACACTTCCTCTCTGGGTTGCTGTGGCAATAAGGTTTTCGTTTGCTAACATATCAGCCTTCATGGATAAGACAGCACCCATGTAGGCAGCTAGTTCCACAAACATCATACCTAAATCAGATTCTACAAAATACTTATACTCATCAGGATAAGCCGCCTTTACATAATCAATAAGAGAGTTTCTTAAAGTAAGGAAGTCTGTTGCTGCAAAGTTAATTAAGTCTGCTCGCCTATTAAGAGCCATAGGGGCTAACTTCATAAAGTCTGAGTTTATTGTACCAGAAAAATTCATTTTATTTTAGCCTCTATATCGAAAACTTCTAGGTCATCCGTTGTTAGTTGAACCCTCAATACGACCCGAAGTTGGTTTCCTCCAGCGGCATCGTACTCTCCCGTCTCATATACTCCAACCTTTAATAGGTTAGCTCCTACTATGTAATTTTCAAAAGATACTTGGATAGTATCTTTTATTTGACCAAATAACTCTTTAGTTATCGGTTGAAACAAAAATCTTCTGAGGTTGCAGCCAAAGTTAGGTAGCATTACACGCTCTCCACGCTCTGTTTTTAATAGCTGAGTGACCGCTTGTCTAATCATTTCTCGACCACTATTCTTTTTAAAAAAACCTCCCGACTCTCTATTACGTCCTAACGGAAAAGTAAGTCCATAAATTTCTTGGCGCTTGGCTCTTGGGCCTTGCTCCTCGTATTTTGTTGGTCTTCTTCCATACCTAGAGACTGTGTTATTCGCTGCCATTATATTCTAATGTTTTTGAAGAAGCCTTGCTGTGCTTCATAGTTCTTTTTAACTTCCGTACTATCTAGTGGCTTAGAGTAAAATTTCAAGCTTCCTACATGCCCGCGAAGACCGCTGGTAACTCCTCCGCGCTCCCCTCCACCCATGAAGTTTCCGTAGTTGTACATACCATCGGTATAACCCCCTCCCACAACCCAGGGAGTGTAGAATGGGTTGAGCAGCGGGCCTTGCTTTAGAACAAACGGTCCATCTACAGATGAGGTAGAGTATTCAAAGCTGTTAGGTTTCTTGAAATTAGGGACCGAAGGAGTTTGCTTCGGATCTATACCGAATACTGTAGACAATGCTGAGGTAGCCACCAAGCTCCCATCCGCATACATACTTATCTCGTCATTCAGAGGATCACAGGTAATGTCAACAAGAATAAACTCAGAATCTACCTTCCCAAAATCTGTAGCAGATAGATCGACCTTCATCTTTAGGAAGTCTGGGTAGTTTGTACACTCGTCTGCATTAACAAAAGACGCCGAAGACAGGTCTCTGGAAATTGTAGGTGCTATGAAGAAACTCAAAGAAGATACTGGGTCATTTTCTGAGTTTAGGTTACTGTATCCTACTGGATTAGCTTCTGTGGATTGTTGAGTAATTCTTCTATCTCTAGTGAATCCACAAACAAGACCCCTAACAAACTGCTCTCCCCGATCATTAGGCAATAAGTCTAGATCTCTCAATTGGCCTGTATGGTCAACCGAGGAAACTCCCTCCTTTACTCCGACATTTTCTGAAGCAAGAAGAACTTTTGTTAGTGACGATGGGCCTCCACTTAACCAACCTTCTTCCCCGTCAGTAATATTGGGAACATGAACCCAACATTCCATACTGAACCCGGAGGGAGAGTAAGTTAAATCTCGATATTCCTTTGTGTCAGGTAACTTTATGAAACTACCCAACGCTGAAGCTGCCGCAACATCTCCTGTGCCTTTATTTTTTGTTATTCCTTCCAAGTAAGGAATAGCTAAACCCGAAGCAAATATATTTTTCTTTGAACTACCTACCAGTTGAGCATTATTATACATATTATCGGTAGCACAGTTCGTGGTTTGGAAATCAATGGAGGAGGGTAGTTCTAAGTTAGTATCTAGGAAGTTATAGATACTAAATAGACCCTCGGTTACTATGTTATCTGTTAGAGATAAAACAGTTGCCTCGGTATTATCTGTAGAAGAAGGGGCGTAAATAATACTTCCTCGTCCTATGGTAGGAACCTGAAGATGCTCATACCCTACTGACCCTGCTTTCGGAGATGATCGAACAAACTTTGGGTTTAGGGGTAAAACTATACCGTCTACCTCAGCTTGCTCAAATACCAATGCCCTTTGCTTTTCTAAATCAACTTGTAAATTATAGTCAGCTAGATAAGAGAAGTCGTTAATTGGCACTTCTCCAGGAGCAAATAAGGGAGATGTTCTTCCTCCGTAGATTTGAGGCGCTTTTACCGCTACCTCAATCTGCTTCTTTCTTCGATTAATCTTATCGGTATGGTTAGCAATTTCGGAAATAATTAGCTGCCTTTGATTGATCACGATGGCATCAGTATCTCCGTACTCAGTTATGAATCTTTGTAGATCCGAAGATAGATCAAATACTAATTTGTCTCTCTGCTGTTTTACTACTTTTAGGAAATGATCTTCATCGTAGTAAGCTTCCATTCCTAGACTGTCATCAATCCTGTTAGGATCAAATATATTATCAGCAAACTTGTTTAGTGAGTCTACATCAATCTTTCTACCCTTACCTCCTAAGTTCGGGTCGTAGTCATATCTCCAGCGGTCTCCTGGGGGAACTATCCCAGAGATAGCTAGGAATACGGGGTCTAACCCGCCTGACTGAGAATCATAGTAGAGTCCATCCTGTGTCAGTACATACTGTCCGTTAATTGTCTCAGGAGGCCCGAAGGTGAGCCTGAAGACATCATCATCTTCTTCCAGCCCAGGATCCGTTACGGGGCCAATGTTGAGTCCGCTTAAGCCAAACTCAGCGTCATCACGGAACACAGGCTCTAGAGAAGGATCATCTCTTCTTTGTCTAAGTACGGAATTGATTCTAGCCTGAAACTCATCAGCTTGTTTGATAAAGTCTCTAGCTGAATTAGCTGCCGCCATAGTCCCCGCGAATCGGTCTTCTAGTCGCTGCTGGTTCTCCTCTGGGGTGAGTTGGTTGGCCGCGTACCCAGGATCTTTAGCACTCAAGTAGTCACCGAATTTTCCCACACAATCAATAATGGCTTCCACCTGATCTATGGCAGCGTTTACGTTTTGGTAAATTTGTGCTCCAAATTCGGCTAGTCCTTGAACAAGGTTGAGTATCTCTCCTAGATCACCTAAATCAAAACCAAGCCAACCGTCGTCTAGCTTAAATTGAAAGGTTCCCGTCTCCGTGTCAAAGGTTATAATGCCAGCATCAAGCTGAAGAATACGAAAAAGTTTAGCCGTTATTTCATTTGCCTTAGCCTTTGCTTGACTAGTGGCAAGATTCATTGATATTAGGATTGGCGTGGGCAGTAAAGCAAGGACATCCGAAGCCAAATTAAGCATACAGCTAGGCACACCATACGCCATGCCCAAGGCCCCCACAGGGCCTGTGCCTGTTTGACCTTGTGCAGTAAGAAATGTATCTAAATCAAATGAAGCCATGTCAATTCACCCCCTTTCCGAAGTAATCATCTATCTTATATATGTCGGTAGGATTAGTATTCTCAACATATCTTGGCGAGTTTGGTATTGCAGCGGAACCTCCCGCAAGGTTAACCACGCCTTGCCCAGGCTCTATACTCACTCCCGCTCCAGCGGCTACTTCAACAGATCCTGACGTTGTAGTATGTACTCCACCTAAACCACCATTAATGAACACTCCCGCTGGAGCGTTTAAATCTATTACTCCTCCAGGACCTGTGGCGTCTAAAACAATTGAATTAGCTTGTAGTACAATTGAGCCGTCCGCTCCTGCGGTCCCTAGTTTTATTAGTTGTCTTTGTCCCCCTGGGCTTAGAGTCTCGATAAATATTCTTCCCGTATAAGGAGAATTTGACATGATGTTAACATCACCCCTATCACTTTGAATATTTACGTTTCCAGCAGGAATGATTGGGTTTAAGAATGGTACGCCAGCAATTTTTCCCCAACCAACACCGTTGGCACTGTTAATAATATTTAGCTCGCGACCGCCACCACCAACTCGAATCTCCATCTCCGACTCTCGGCTAACATGTATCTGAGGTCCTTTGGAGTCTATCTCGATGGCACCAGCGTTGGCTCCAATCCTGTCTGGATTTTGTGTAAGTGTTATTGTTGCATCATTTCCAGAATCTAGTTTTATAGAATCTATCGAAGGGCTGTCGTGCATGGTTATTTTCTTTTTATTTGAAGACGTTAACTCAGTTTTAACGTCTAGGACTGTAGTTCCGTTCTTAGTGTCAGAAATCTCTAGACCATGACCGTTCTGCCCTTTAATTAATATTTTGTCCGACTGATTAGATACAGAGGTATCATTTCCAGAAGTCTTTTCAAAATTAGATTTTGGCTCATTGTCAGAAGCAGGTTCTATATTTTGTTGTTTAATTAACTCCTGAGCTTTTTCTTGCTTGGTTTGTGGCTCTTTCTTTCCAAAGTTGATAGGGTTTCCATTTTTATCTCGAACCACTGTGCCATTCCTATCTTTGACCGACACTGCACTTTTTGATTTGCCCACCTCATCGGAAGTAGGTTGTGAAGGAACTCCGAAGTAAGACCCCATGTAAAACCATTCTTTGGATCCCGAGGGACGACAGACTAGAATATTAGTTTGTGGCTCAGGAATGCCGATGAACCCCGCCTCTCCAGGAGAACCATAAGGGGTAACATAATAGATATTAATTTCTTCTCCCGTATCCTGAAGGTGCCCTACAAAAGTTCCCTGCCCATCAAACATAGTCACATCATCTACTGTAGCTTTTCTTAGTTCTGAAAAGTTATCTTGATCTTTTTCTATCATCGGTATTCTCCTAATCCGTAAAGCCTTTCATTTTCCTCTTGAGTTGGGGGAGTGTAGAAATTAACTCCTTCTAATGTAGGATCTATTGCTGGAGCATTTTTTGCTGGATCAGGCTTAGGCGTGGAGTTTACTAAGCGTTCCTCTTGTGTTACATTATCTGGTTTTTCTGTCACTCTCGTTTCTGTTATTATACCCTCTTCATCTTCTCCAATGTCTAGTTGAGGCTTGACTAAGGTGAACTTAGAACGTACAGATCCTGCCCGTATGGTATGCACGTAACCCATAACTTTATATGCCCCAGTTAAGTAAGTATTAAATCCTGTTCTAGTCACCTCTGGCTGGCCCATTACTGGGGCATCTTGTGCAAACAACATGCAGGGGCTGTGAATATAAGAGGTATTAGAAATGTTAAAGAATGGGAGAGTATCAATAACTACTGACCTCGCGCTAGTAACCATCCTCTGTACAAATTCAGTCATCAACTGAACGGGGGCCTTATCGAAGTAGCTGGGTACTAAGTGCGTTAGTCCATTTAATTGCCTGTTTTGTTCGTTCGATAGAGCTACAACGTAATCCACCATAGACTTTTTTGCTCCTTTCTTATAGAGTTCAAACTGAATATCCGTAGAAAGGTTATTTGCGATCTGCTCTAAAACATCTTCGCGGTTGGATACACACCCGTTATTATAATACTTAGATAGAAGCAGGGAATCAAATAAAGCGCCAGAGGTTGTTATTGGGAAGTCAGCCACCTGAACAGGTACTCCTCCTTCACTTACGCTCTTGGTTAATTCTCCCCTTAGTTTCTGGAAGCTTGCTGCGAGGAGGGGAAAGTATACCCCCGGCTCAAAGCTATCTTTGATACTTATAACATTAGGATTAGTCGTGTTATATTTAAATACCGGGGCTGCGAAATCCTTCTGATCCTTCTTTGCTTTTTCTATTAAGTCCTGATCTGTATATGCAAACTCATCTGGGACTTGGTAAAGATTGCCTAATACATATGATGACGGAAGATCTTTCTTTTTTGATACCGTAGAAATACTTTCCTTGTAAGTTTCATTCAGTAACAATTTTTTGTCTAAATAGTGAATAGGTATGGGGCTATTAGATTGCCCAAAAAGAACCTCAGAAATTACGTTTCTATCACCTAGAATAACTGTTGGGGATTCAGGATCAAATGGCTCATAGCCATTTAAGGTCCAACCACCTCCTTGAGTTCCAGCCCAGTAATCAATAATGTTTTGGTCAGACTCTACCAATAAAGAAAAGTTCAATTCATAGGAAGAGGACAGTTTATTAATATTATTAAATACTTCCTTTAAGACTTGTTTTATCTCAGGCACTCCTTTACCTATCTTAGTAGATAGAGATGCATAGAAATCCCTTTCGGACAACCTGCCTAAGTTTCTTTCTATAAGGTTGGAAGAGTATCTAACCTGATCACAAAGCCCTCTTATTTCGTCTGGGATTGATTCAAGAGTTTTGTATCTATCCGTTAGCTGTCCTATAACCTCCATCTTCAATTCGGTTAATATTTTATTTACAGCTATCTCCGGTGCTCCTGGGGATAGTGGTCGCTTAGTATACGGTAAGTTTATTTTTTTTATAGTTGGACCTAAGAGAACATTAAGGTCTGGCAAGGCAATAATTACATTACAGCCGTTGGTTGCGTTACGAACAAAATCTCGAAGCACATCACAGATCAATTGATGATAATCAACGGCACCATAAGAGTTTCCATAAATCGGACTTTTATCTCTTAGATACTCAAGGAATCTAAGTCTTTGAGAAAGTCCCTGACATCTAACATCAGTACCAAAAGTCTCCAAGTCAACAGAAAAGCCCTGACTGTCTGTCCTCCTGGATTTGCTTAAAGAGTAGGGTATAACACTCAATTGTGCTGTAAACTTTCTAGTGGCCTTCATGTCATAAGTTATTGTAAATAACTTTACTTTATGAATATTAGACCAATACTTTACGTTGTCTCCTACGCCATACGCAACGTAAAAATACCTATCATCAAAAGCAGCATCTAATTTGTTTTTAATAGCTTCTGATATACCGTTCTTGTCTACTCTCAGGTTAGATCTTTTTACTTCTAATTGACGTTTAGTATCTACCGCATTCTTTACTATTTTTCCAAGATTAGTTGTTTTTATATAAGTAAATAGAGTATCATATACACTTCTATTGCTTAAATATCTTTGTTCAAAATCGCCCTGAGGATCTAAAAACTCCAAAGTCATTAGGGGATTATCTTGATCGAAGCTGTGCTCGAAAGATATGAAGTGTGGGTTAGTTTGGTTGGAGAACAAGGCTACTTCGCTATCATCGTTTAGTTCATTAATAAGATTTTTTATACGAGTCCCTGAGGATAGTTTAAATAAAATATCTTCTAAACTCTCTTTATTGGTAGTTACTAAGATGTTTGCGGTCGGTACACTCATTTTACATTAGGTATTAATATTCTGTCGGCCACCTTAAACCCTTCGTTGGGGTCTGATATAGAGTTAACTAGCATGAGCAGCCACCAGTAGGCAGGAGTTCCGTAAAATACATTTGAAATCAAGTCAGGTCTATGCTCGTAACCTACAGGAACATAGCCTACCTCATAATTATAGGCATCTTCCAAATTGCCTATTAGTTTATCGTAAGCAGGTGCGTTATAAATAGTTTTTACTTTTGCATTTCTATGCGTGACTGTATTAGAATCTAAAGCATAGGGGCCTTTTTTATCAAATATGTTTTTCACTGTAAATCAAACCTACCTGGATCCATAGAGTTTTTCTTGTTCTGAATGGTTGCTTCCCAACCAACAACATTGTCCCTGGCTACAGAATCGTCAGGGTTCCATTCTCCGAAATCTCCAGCACGAATCTCAGATAGATTAAGAGTATACCTAATCTTTCTAGGCAACATAGTTTCTAAGTCGTACCCCCCTTCCTCTATAGGCTGTATGCTGTAATCATTGCAAATACAAGGTATACCCTGAAACAGTATACCGTGATTAATTCTAACCACAGGAGGACCGTATATCGGATTTGGTGAATAGTTAGTAACTGAAGATCTAATTAAATTTGTCCAATAAACTATTAGATCCACCATCTTTAGCTTAGTCGGGCCGACTATAGCTTTAATTTTCTGTGCGTTAATATTCGTATCAGGGTCATCACCCAATATCCCTCCTAAGAAAGTATCAACCCCATTTAATACACTATCTAAAAGGTTTGTGTTGGTATCAACAACCTGACCTGTATAATTATACCCACTAAAATCAGCCGCATACTTTTTAGCTGTGCCGCTTATTTTTTGATCAGCCGGAAAATTATTAAACCTTAGCTTCTCCGCATACGCAGAACCCGTAAAGTTCTGAAACAAAGAAATGTAACCGATAGCTATATCACCATGTTCCGCTAGGATATGAGGAAAGGTCATATCAAAAGTTATACTAAACCTTCTTGCCTGAGCGCCCGTGTAAGTAAATAATTCACTAGGTCTAGACAATAGATTATACTTCTGATAATTCGCTCGCTTCCTTTCTCTTATTTTTATATTTTCGAAGAAGGGTAGACGAACATTGATTCTCCCTCCACCTTGTTCTGGATTAGGAAATTCAAAAGTTAGATAAGATCGCTTGTCTAAGTTTCTATCTTGTATAGGTCGATAACTGGTTTTTATATTTTGTGTTGCCATGAGTATCAGCCCCCATTATTTGCAGGTAGTGCAGAAGCACGCACTGTTGTATTATCCGCAGTAACTTGAGCGGCCCGTAAAAGCTCCTCCATAAGAGGATTGTCGTCTGTGTTTTGCGCGGCGATGGTAGCCATAACATCCCCTAAGGTTTGGAAGGAAGCCTCCATTATCTCAGTGGGTTTATTTGCGTCCGCAATCGCTTCGGGAAGACCTTCTAACTGAGCATTTCTTTCTTTAGCTAATTGCGTTAGTTGCTCAGTAAGAAATTTCTGAGCTAAGTTAGCGTCTAAAGACTTTATATCTATCTTTCCTTTGTCAACATCTATCTTTCTAGCTGCCGCAACTCGTTGTCTCCGTTCGCTCTCCTGTGCGTCTCTACCCTGCCTGAAAAATTCAGCACCTTCCCGACCCTCAAAAGCATGTATAAATCCTAATTTATACAATAAGTCTGCGCCCATTGCACCAATGGTATTCTCTCCTACATTTTTAACAGCGGCCATAGGGTCAGCCCGAAATAATTCTATATCTACATAAGCTGCTCCTAGAGCATTGGCTAAATTTTGAACTCTATTTTTTAACTCAATAAAAACATTAGCAACACTAAAAGACACCATCCTAATAGTATCAGCAAATGATCCTAGCTTTTGAGCGATAAATAGCAACCTTTCATCTGTACTCTTTGGGAGGCCCTCTGTAAAGCTAACCAAGAAATCTCTAAACTTGATGATTTGGGGTTTTATCAGTTCAGTAAAGCCCATAATAAGATCCCTAGCTAGAGGATATACGACTTCCATAAACGCCGTTTTAAATGGAACGAAAATCTCTCTACGCATGTTTGCTATAGTTTCACCAAAAAGTGCTCTATTCTTTGCGTTCTGTATTTCTCTTTTGTTTATATTTTGAGATAATACAAATAGAGACGCCCCAGCTTTTCCTAGTTGCTGTATAGGAACGGAAACCCCAGCAAATAGTTCTTCAGCATCGCCACCAAGGATCTGAAACTGTTTACCCGCTGTCTTAATTCCTTTCAACAAGATGTCCAGTCTCTGCGACTCAGTTTGGGCGGCAGCGAAATCTTCTCTAATTCTACCTATGCCCATCGCCGTGAGCTTCATTTGGTTCTGTAGCGACGGGTCACCCAAGATCTGGGCGAACGCTTTAACGTCATTAGCTAACTGGGGTCCGAAAGAGCCAGCCAATCTAGTTAATGTTTCTGGGAGCATTTGCAGACCACCAACATTTAGAGCAGCAGCGTTTTGTTGTAAAGAACTCAGAACGTCTACAAGTTTATCCGTGGTGATCGTATACTGTAAAGAAGTTTTCAGTATAGTTTCTGCTAGGTTTCCTGTCTGTTCCCTGGTAGTTCCTAAGGTAACTTCTAAACTAGCTAACCTTCTAGCCGTTAATCTAAAAGCCCCATTAGTTAGCTGCTGTTGATTAATTAGTTTAGCTATTCCTTTAGTGCTGCCCTGGAATCCTTCCGCTAAGGTTACTAGGCCATTGTTGAGTCGGTCAACGACACCGCCCCGAAGATTGTCTATACTTGTCCCAAACTGCCTTACAGCGCCTTCATATGAAAGTCCTAGGGCAGTAGTTCCTTTTTGAAACCTATCCGCCACTTGTATAGCAGTCGTTAACGAATTACCTAAAGAGGACATCTTCTCCGTTAAAAGATCTATAGACTTACTTAAAACCATTATTTAATTCTCCAAACAGGGCCTTTAATCTTTGACAGTATATATGTCCTGTAATTTTCTGTAGGAAGCTCCTTATTTTTATATAGATCCTTCAGGGAATCTGGGGTGTAATCTCCATCAGAGGGAACCTTAAAACCCGTAAACAATCTATTACCTGTCCTAGCATCTTTAACTACTGGAGAAATAACAAGAAGAACCGATTGCTCGCTGAAATACTTGAAAAATATAAAGTCCCCAGGGCGTATGCCAGCAGACGATTTAGGAACCATCTGAATCCTTTGGTCGTCGGCAGCATCAACCTTAGACAAAAAATTCCTGATTACATTTGAAACAAATCTCATTTCTACCTCTTATATATTAGTATATAGGTAATAAACTTGAGCAAAAACATAGACATAGAAATAGTAGACTTCCTTGATCTGATAAACCATACACTAAGCAATGCCTTCGTAGAAAAGTGGAGGCACAAATATAGTGAAAAATTTATAAAGCATTTCCAACTGAAGCTTCTTGATTCTATGAATCGCCAGAAGCCTGTAAAGAAGGAAATGCTTTATAACTATCTTACTAAGAAGTGTAAATACTCAAAAGAGCAGGTACTTAATTTCTTTGATACTATAGAAATAGATATCTATAGGCCCTTTATTTTTGGCTCTTTGAAGAAGATTTCTTCTTAGCCTTTAGCTCGTCAAACTTCTTGGTACAAGTATGAGGGTCATTATACTCTGGGCAAAGGCCCTTATAGGCACACCAGTTACAGAAGTCGTTCCTGCTAGGCTTTAGTTCCGCTTTCTTCTTCTTCCTAATCTTCCAAACCTCATCAACGATGTTCTTGACATGAGCGTTGATCTGGGGTACACTGTACTGAACGTGTACAAAGTTGTTGGTCAGAGGGTAGTAATGTGCAGCAACAATATTCTTGACGGGTACATCGTACAGCTTACTGACAGCATACACATAACCCTTCAACTGTGAGTCCTGGTACAGGTCTACCTTACTTTTCTCCCTCTTGGAGGTCTTGTAGTCGATCACCAGATAGCCGCCGTCCTTCCCCTTGATCACTCGGTCGATGACCCCGTTAAGGGTGATATCGTCCTTTACAGGGACCTGGAAGACTAGCTCTGTGGCGATGCTTCCCTCTAACCCAGCGTTGAACTCAAGAAAGTTACGGAAACACGTTGAATCTTTGCCCTCATACTTCTTTGATATAGTCC